CCTACCTCTATCCAACCAATAAGCATAAGACAGCCAACTGTACAATCGTCGAGTTCCTGAGTTGTACAAGTCGAAAAAGAGCCCAAATAAACTTGTGGCTCCCGCTGGAATGGCACTGACCGATAATGCCAGGCCACTGTATATTATTGACAATATGCTCATTCGAAAACGCCATTTCACTGATTGTTGAACAACGAAAGACGTAGGATTTGGGTGTGCAAGCAACCTTTCCTGCAGCCTTGGCATTTTATGACGGCAAAATAGTTCGATATCTGTGCAACCAAAGAAGGGACTTTGGCGGGCCAATGCCACCATATCACTCTTCTTTAATAAAGGAATGCCTGCACATTTATCTAATGAACCATTTTCAGTTTTTTGCCAATCATATTCGGTGTTACGCCAAAATATGAATTCTTCCACTTGGAATGTGGGCTTCCAGCCCTTAGCCTTCACTGGAAGGTCATATAAGGGAATGTCTGGAAGATCCCAAAACTCTGGATCCAAGCTATTGAGAGAGCTTCGAAGGGTCCGTAAGTTGCGATCAACATTATAGAATGCTAAATTGTAAGCATCCCAATATGCTAACCACACCGGGACCAGTCCCTTAGTGCTCATTGGAATATTCAAAGGCGCGTACCATTGACGCATGATTTTTGAGTACGAAGGCATTTTGAGTTTGCGCATTTTTCGTAAACGCTCTAAAACGACCTGCTGTTTTATTTGCCCTAAATACCAATCCCGCTCTTCTCGCAGGAACTGATATATATCAGGGTGATGCGCACACAGCTGGGCGTAGCCATTGATACGATCTAGCATATACTCTGCCCTCGTAAAAGGATCTTTGGAAGCAGCTTTGCGTCGATGCATACCATCTTGTTTGAGACCGGCATATCGCATCAGTAAGGTTTTTCTATTATGGGTGGCTTTATATTTTAGGTTTGACGTGTCAATGCCATAACTTTCAAGTTCTTGAAGATCTTCTGGCGTCATTGGGAATCCCGTTTTGCTTAGGAATTCAATACCTGTGACTTTGGTAGACCGATCTTCTATTCTGAACGTTACGCCTGACAATTCATATGCTGTGCGACAAAATGCCTCTTCATCTAGAGGCTCGCTGCAATGAAAGAAATTGTCGTCTCCCACATTTTCTAATGCCATTGAGCCCAGGACTTCCTGGGGACTCATATTCCAAATCTTACAAAGTGTTGCGATTATGACTATTTGTAGAGTTTCAGTGTTGTCCTCTGTCACAGATTCATGGCCTGTCATCAAACCTCCGAATTTCCACATAGTCCGCTTTGGACTACCTGGTTTTGCCCAGAGATTGACTAAATGTGCCTCCATGAGTGACTGTTCCATAACATCTAACACTGAAGCAATGCGCTCG